TGTTTCTCAATATTCTGCTACTACTGCTGCTTGGGTAAAAAGAAATGTATCACTAGCTAGTAGTGATTGGGCAGCATCAGCAGCCATAGATGCTACCGGCGGTCAGGCTATTCCTGCAGGGACAGTATATGGTCAGTATGAGTTTAATGATTCAGTTAAATCAAGTCCATTGTACTTATGGGAAAGATATGCTACAGGTCCTACAGTAGTAACTGGTACAAATTCTTCTCCAAGTTTTGCTTCTACAGCCAATATATATGTTTATGCTTCAGTTCCCGGATCAACTGACTTAGCCGGTCCTTATACTGTAAGCATTAATACCGGATATGACGCTACAGATTTTGTTACTGCATGGTCAGCAGCCGCTATTGATTATACTACTGCTAGTGTAACAACTGATGGTGCAATACAGTTAATACACACTGAAGGCGGCGAGATCGTCATGGATGATGTTCGCACATCAGGTATAGATGGTCTACTATTGACAGACAATGCTTCAAGTATTTCAGGAACTAGTGTTACTGCTGCTGCAACTTATACAGGTGTAACTGTTACAACAGTTACCGGTAGTGGGGTAAACGCTATAGCTACTGTAACTAAAACAGGAGCAGGCACATCTTATAGTAGTTCTAATACAACAATAACAATTACCACTCCAGGTTCAGGGTATATTGTTGGTGACTCATTAAAGATTTTAGGAACAGCATTGGGTGGGACAACTACTACAAACGACCTTACATTTACAGTGGGTACTGTTGTTGATTATCAAAAGGGAGCTTCTGCAGGTATAATTGACGAAGCTGGTTTTGTAATAGGTGATACCAATGTTAAATATGGAACACCTATAACAAGTTCGTTCACTAATGTGCCAGTTACAGGCGGAGCAGGTACAAGTGGAACGGTAGATGTAACGATTCAGGGCGGTACATATATAGTAGATCCAAATGCTGATTCCACCGGTACTAGTTATGTTGTAGGGAATACTATTACAGTATTAGGAGCCAATTTAGGCGGATCTACTCCTGCAAATAACTTAGTGTTAAAGGTCACATCGATCGGTGGAAGCGGGCAACTTACTGGAGTAACTTATGTTTCTGGTAGCGCAGTAGCCAATTATTCAACACAGTTAAGCAACTGGTCCGAATTTACTTATACAGCAAATGAAGGTGCACCTGTTGCAGCTCCTGCAAACAATACAAATTGGTTCTACAGTGTAGTAAATCAAGTTGATATTATGGTAAATACTACAGGTGGTTGGGTAGGCTATAAAAATACTAACTATAGTAACCAAGGATTTCCAATTTCAACAGGCAGTAATACCACTGATCCGAATGGTCCTATTGTAAGCCCAACTGAGCCTACCACACAAAGTGATGGCACAGCACTAGTTTACGGTGATCTATGGATAAATACTGGTAATTTAGAAGATTATCCGGTAATTTCACGTTGGCAATTAGTTGAAGGCGAAGGTACTTGGGTCCTCATAGATAACACAGACCAAATTAATAGTACTGGTATAGTATTTGCAGATGCTCGTTGGGCAACTAATGGTGATACTAACCCAGCAGATGATCCTATCCCAACAATAGTAAGTTTGTTAAGTAGTGATTATTTAGATTTAGATGCACCAAGCTCAAGTCTATATCCAGTAGGAATGTTATTGTTTAACACACGCCGTTCAGGGTATAATGTCAAGCAATACAGAGTCAACTATTTCAATATGACTAGTTTCCCTGGTGCAACATTACCAAATCAAACAGATGCATGGGTATCAGCAAGCGGATTACAATCTAATGGTAGTCCATATATGGGCCGTAAAGCTCAGAGAGCAATGGTAGTAGAATCATTACGCTCTGCAATTGATACCAATCAAGCTATCCGTGACGAAGATAACTTCTTCAACTTAATGGCTACTCCTAACTATCCTGAACTACAACCTAATATGGTCGTGCTAAATGCCGATCGTGGTGAAACAGGTTACATATTAGGTGATACACCATTAGGATTACCTGATAGTGCTACTGATATTCAAGCATGGGCGACAAACGCAGCAGGTGCTACAAGTACAGGTGAGGAAGGTTGTGTAACACGCAATACTTACTTAGGCTTGTTCTATCCAAGTGGTATAGCATTTGATTTATCTGGTAACGAAGTGGCAGTTCCCGCATCACACATGATGCTACGCACATTCTTACGCAATGATAACATTGCTTATCCTTGGTTAGCGGCAGCAGGTACACGCAGAGGTGTTATTGATAATGCAGCAAACATTGGTTATGTAAATAGAACAACAGGTGAATTCCAAGTTATCAAAACTAGATTAGGAATTCGTGATGTTCTATACATTAACTTCATTAATCCAATGGTGTTCTTTACAGGAAATGGATTGTTGAATTATGGTAACAAGACAAGTTATGATTCATCAAGTGCATTAGATAGAACTAACGTTGCAAGATTGATTGCTTATATTCGTCGCCAATTGACACTTGCTGCTCGTCCGTTTGTGTTTGAGCCTAACGACGCATTTACTAGAGGTCAAATTGCAAACTCAGTAACATCACTAATGCTAGACTTACAAGCAAAGCGTGGTATCTATGACTATCTAGTAGTATGTGATGAGTCAAACAACACTCCTGCTAGAATTGATAGAAATGAGCTTTGGGTAGACGTTGCGATTGAGCCTGTTAAGGCAGCTGAATTCATCTACATCCCAGTTCGTATTTTGAATACAGGTGAGTTAGCAGCACTATAAGAAAATAAGGGGCAGAAATGCCCCTTAATAAAAGATAAATAATATTAACAGGAGAAATTAAAATGGCGATAGCCTCACAAACACTAGTTAATCTATCAGCAAGCGATACCAATGCCGGTAATCAGACCTTGTTGATGCCAAAGTTACAGTTTAGATACCGTTTAAACTTTTTCAACTTTGGTGATAACGATGGACTTGAATTAACACGCCAGGTTGTTGATTGTTCTAGACCAAACCTTTCGTTCGCTAAGATAACATTACCAGTATACAACTCTACTATTTACATGGCAGGCAAGCATACATGGCAAACAATGACAATGAATATTCGTGACGATGCTTCAGGTGCAGTAACTAGATCAATTGGTGCACAAGTTCAAAAGCAGTTAGATATGGCAGAACAAGCCAGTGCTGCGTCTGCAAGTGACTATAAGTTTTCAATGACTTTAGAAATATTAGACGGTGGCAATGGAGTTGCAGTGCCCCAAGTACTTGAAACATGGTATTTAGTTGGATGCTTCTTAGAATCAGTTAACTACAACACTGTTAACTATGGTACTAGCGAAGATATCAAAATCGCATTAACCGTACAATTCGACAATGCAATCCAAACAGGATATAACGGCGTCGAAGAAGGCGTAGGACAAGTAGCACAACAGCAGAGAAACCCAACAGATACAGCTACCAGCGTAGCCTAATGAGGTAACGCATGGCCAATTCTAACGGGCAAAATCTACAAAGAAGGACCGGTGAAACCGGTCCTTCTGTTACTGGTCTTACTACTCCTAGTAGAATTCCAAAGACTGGTACAAATGTGCGTGATGCTCAACATGCATCAAAAATATTTAGAACAGGTGTTTATGAAAGAGCACCTAAACTTAAGTTTTTATTTCATGTATACTTTGATGTTAATCAAACAGCATACGATCAAAATATAAACACTGGTGCTAATTTTGGTCTTCTAGTTAAAAGTGTTAAATTACCTAGCTATCAAATAAACACGGTTGAACTCAATCAGTATAATAGAAAAAGAATCGTACAAACTAAAATTAAATACAATCCTGTTACTATTAATTTTCATGATGACAATAGTAATCTGATTACTAGTTTGTGGGATGCATATTATACATATTATTACAAAGATGGTTCAAACTTTGGTGCTGTTTTTCAAGGTGCTAGGGGAGGAATTGCTAGACCAACTCAGGGTGGAGGCGGATCAGTACAAGCAGCCACAGATGTTAATTATAATTACAGAAACATTTATACAAATACAGATAATATTGTAGGGAATAATAACTGGGGTTATTGGGGAGAAAGTCCTAATCCTAGTTTAATAAAAGTTCCCTTTTTCAAAAATATAACCATATTTGGATTTAATCAACATAAGTTTACTGCATACACATTAATTAATCCATTAATTAATTCATTGAATCATGACACCTACAGTTATGCAGAAGGTGGCGGTACAATGGATATTCAAATGGATTTAGGATATGAAACAGTAGTTTATAATTCAGGTGCTATGGATGGTAAAAATCCAGGTAATATTGTTCAAGGATTTGGATTAGATGGCTCATATGATAAGATATTAAGTCCGGTTACACCAAAAGGTAATAATAGTCCTGTTGCAGGAAAAAGTAATTATATTCCTCCTGCTGGTGGATTTATGAGTCCATATTAAGAAAGGTATAACATGTTAAACAATCCAAATGTAGCTTATAACTATCAAAAAACACCGGGGTTAGTTACTTCGGATCCATTACAATCTGTAGCAGGGTTATCAGTAACATTAAGAAATAATCCAAATTATAATAGAAATTTATCTACTTTATATCCAGTAGGACAATCTACTCCGAACCCAGGTGCTGGGTATCCTACAATGCTAGCATTACAATCTCCTAAAGGAGTTGGTGAATATCCTTATGCAGGTTCGCAAGTAACATATATAGGTGGAACAAGTGGCTAGAATAATAGATAATAGATCTAATATAGATCAAACTATTAGAATTTTTGATTCTTTTTATTCTACTGATGTAACAGTTGGCGCAGATCAATTTGATATTGTGTATGGATATTTTACCAGTGTATGTGAAACTAAAAGTATAGCACAAAATTTTACAGCAGTTTTGTTTAGGGCAGCAACTGAAACAGGATTAAATGTACTAGATTTATTAGATGAAATACAAGGTGCTGGTAACAAATTACAGATGAATAAAATTATTTGTTATTACTTAAATAGTTTAAAATCAAAAACTTCTTTATACGGAGTAAGTGTTGTGCCTAGACCCAATCAACCTGTAGCGAGAAATGTAGTACAGTGACATGGGAAAATGGGCGCAAGGTTTTTATACTCCTAAAAATCCTCAAAAGTATATAGGAAAACATAATCCTAAATATCGTTCAGGATGGGAACTTACCTTTATGACATTTTGTGATACACACAATAATGTATTATATTGGGCTAGCGAAGCATTACGAATTCCATATAAACATCCATTCACGGGCAAACCAACTATATATGTTCCTGATTTTTTTGTAGTTTATGAAAATAAGTTTGGCAAAAAAGTAGCAGAAGTTGTAGAAATAAAACCTAAAAAACAAAGTATCATAGAAAGTAAAGTAGCAAGCGCAAAAGACAGAATGATTGTTGCCATTAATCATGCTAAGTGGCAAGCTGCTATGGGATATTGTAAAAGTCAAGGATACACTTTTAGAGTGGTTACCGAAAATGATTTATTTAGAAATGGTAGCCAAACCTGACTAAATAATATTATGACAAAAAAATTAGAAGAATTGTTTGAATTACCTCAATCAGAGATTGAGTCTCTGTCTAAACCTATACCTGAATACGCAATAGAAGTTACTAAAGAAGCATTAACTAATTTAGAAAAAATAGAAAATGC